AGAAAATTTCTTTGTGCTGAAGATTTCAATAGCACTTGATTTGAATTCATTGCTCACGTAGAAGAGCTTTTCGCGCATTTGGTTTTGCATTTGTTTGAGTTTTTTGATTTCTTACTTTATATTAGTGTACTGTCAAATAGTTTCACATTCAATCAAAACTTTTTTGATAAGAAAGTCCGCGTCCTCATCATCCCTAGACTTGTGATACATGTCCCAGTCTTTCCTCTCAATGAAGTCTGCAAAGTCGTTCTCGTCTGTTCCCAGACGTCGTGTGACTTCAGCTTTATCATCACCTCTCTTTAGAGAACGCCCCACTCTAACAGAGCTTCTTGCATCAACATAGAGCACATAGAAAGCGTCTCGGCCAAAGATCGATATCATCCTTTGCAGACCTCTTGGTGTGAGGATAAACATCTGTGACTTCTCAAACTCTTTTTGAGACATGCCATAGTACCAGTCATTGAAGCAGTCGCTCTCAATGAATTGGCCAGAGTCAATCATACCCTCAAAGTAGTCCTTGTCTACAAAGTGGTAGTCATTGCCATCGATCTCGCCTGGGCGTGGATCGCGTGATGTGTGTGTCACCGCTCTTCGGTATCCGTAGCTCTCAAAGGCCTTGGCAATAGTGTTCTTACCGGAAGCAGACTTTCCAATAATGACGAGCTTTTTCATGCGCTCTCCTTTTTAGAAGTTCTAACAACGTTCTTCCTCTTCCTTGTGAGAAATGCATAGGCATAGAAGATCACAAATGACTGGTATAGCCTAAACGGTTCTACCCCAAACTTGTCCAGGATAAAGATCTGTGAAAAGTGAAATGCAAAAAATCCAGTAGCCACCGCAGTCAGATCTACTATTGCATCAAATAGTCTTGGTCTTTTTTCATTTTCCATATCTATAGTATACACGGGTGTGGAAAAAGTTTTTCACCGTGGATGACACAAAAAAGGGATAAATGTTATCCTTTATCCCCTATGTACAAATTCAAGAGAGTGACACTATGTAACCCAGAGAAGCCTCTCTGTTTAGTGTTTAGGTAATTCTTTATTGCTGCTACTAATTCCAGGCGTAAAGTATTGCTCTTGATCGTCGAATGCGGATTTTACAATGTAGAAACCCTCTTCACCAATGGCTGGCTTGACCAGGTATTTTGGTGGAGCGTAGCTGTCTGTGTAGCCGCGCTCAGATTCAAATTCTTTGAAACGCTCTTTCTTACTTTTCATGACTCATTGCCTCCTTGCGACTGGTCTTTGCTATTTCTAATGCCTCCTCGAGTTCTTTCTGCTTTGCCACGAGACTGTTCTTGTTCATGTCATTCTTTAGGATGTCAATTCTCACAGTACAGAGCTGGGCTTCAAGGTCCTTCTTATTTCTTAGGTGATCCTTGCGGACATTCTCAATTTCAGAGATTTTTGCCAAGATCTCAGAGTTGTTAGGCGTCTTCTCATCAGGTACTTGAGCAGGTGGTGCGGGCGCGCCATCTTCCTCTTTCACTGGAGCATTTTTGTTGCCTAACCAGTTATCAAAACTTTGGAAATTCATAATCTATTTATCTTTTCTTAGAAGCCTCCACCGCCGCTAAATCTCTTGCCTCCACCATCATCTACAGATACGCGCAGGGTGCTTCTCTTCAACGCATTGACAATGGCATTTGCAAGCGCATCATAGTCAATTGGTTGCTGTTTAGCCGTCATGGCTGGTTGAGCCGCGGTAGGTGCAGCCTCTTTCTTTTTCTCTTCACCAAAGGTCAATGCCTTAGTGATAGTGTCTCCTATTGAATCTACAAGACTGCGGTTCTCTTGTGGCCTCTCTTTTTCGTAGGTCAACTGCTGTTTGGCCATTTCACTAACAATCTTTGCAGACTCAGCGAGTTTCTTAGTATCAACCTCTGCCATGAGCTTTATGTTTCTGGAGAAGTTGGTCCAGTATGCGTCGTTGTCTTTGCCGAACATTTCCCAGCTCTTGACAAATACACCAACGTCTTTAGAGAATACGCCAAACGACTTTACAAATCTTTCAAACGGGTTGACTGTGAAAGCCAGTTTATTTAGAGTCATTGCGACCCAGTTCAGGTTCTTTGCAAACATTGCAAAGCTGTTGTTAAAGGATGCGAAAGGCGCTGTGAACTTTGAGTCAATCCTTAGTAGTTGATCGAATAGAGGTGAAAGTTTTTCGGCTATGTCATCCGATTCTAGATCACTGATGGGTCCAGAAAATGCAGAAAGACCGTCGCCTAGTCCGACCAATATGCTATTTAGCGAATCCCCTGCATCTACTGCGTTTAACTCAGAGAGTGTGGTGGAAATACCTTTCACAGAATTGACCATTTTAGATATGATCTCTGGGATCTTGTCCCCTATATCCTCTACTGCACTAATACCGTCATCAACTGCGCTCTCATTGTCCGAGTAGTAAATACCTATCTCGGTGAGAGGGTCTATAAACGCATGAAAGAGCTGAGTTATACCGTCTTTTGCTTTTGGTATGTACTCAAGGAAAGACTTTGAATCCTTTGGCACAACTTTCCTGTCTTTCCCAGTTCCTACGACTTCTTGCTCTATCACATTCCCTCCGGCCAATGCCTTGATGGCTTCAACCATTGCTGAGAGTGGCTGGGAAACTTTGGCTGCTGCCTCAATACCTTTTTCCAAATATCCTCCACTGAATAGGCCTTCCCCTTCGGTTGAGGCCTTCCCAAAGTCTGTCAATGGCTTAATAAGTGCGGTTAAGATTTTACCAACACCTTCACCAGCTAGCTCAAAGTCTTCCTTTTTAAGCGGTCTAGGTTTCTTGGGTACCAACTTGGCTTTACTAGTTCCAGCATTGATTACATCATATTCGATGACTTGGAGATTTGCCATGCTAGACACGCCAAACGCAAGCGAAGATATGATATTGCCAACTTTACTCGCCAGTTCAATACCATCCTCCATGTAGCCATCCGCGAAGAAAGACATAAACCCTTCACCGGTTCCTTCTCGTGAAGCTTTTCCAAACTCAGTGAGTGGTTTGATTAGAGTTGTGAGTATCTTACCGACGTTTGTTCCAGCGTTCTCAAAGTCTTTCTCATTGAGCTTTCTTGTTGACTTTGGAACTATCTTTCCATTCTTGACTTCGTAGTCGACAACTTCCAGATTGGCCATTTTTTGGACACCCATAGCTAGTGTTGCAACAGCAACAGCCATTCCAACCGTCAACACTATACCAGCAGCGATCGCGGCCATGTCTGTCAGCGAAAGGTCGGCGAAAGCGCCCACAAACGCTGTGGTTATTTTCTTTAGGTTGTCGCCCAGAGCGTCGAACTGGCCAGGTTCAAATTTAACCTTTGAAAGGACAAATAGAGCTCCTGAAAAAGCTATGAGCGGGACTGCTAATGCGGTTAATGCAACAGCACCTAGCATTACAAATGGAAACACTGCAGGAATACCTAAGGCATAAGCTGCTAGGCCTAGCCCGACTATGGATGCAGCGATTGCTCCAAGTTTTGCAAATAGTACACTAGGCGGGTCAGTGACACCACGTGAAAGTATTGTTAAAGCTACTGAAAAGAGTATGAGAGGCGCAGCTAATGCATCAAGAACACCTGCGCCTTTCTTAATGTCTTTATCAAATTTACCAAGTACATAAGCGGCCAAGCCTAGACCTACGATTGCAAGACCCATCACAAGTGCTCCAATGGCAATGGTCTCTGCACCAAGTCCTACAAGGAAGAGGACGGCTGCTAGTAGTGTGATCGGCAGCAAGAGTTTCTTCAGGCCGGTCGCCGCAGAATCGGTCTTTTTGCCGTCAATTGTTTTTAACGCAAGAGATATTGCTAATACACTGAGAACAATGGTTAAAGTACCCAGGGCAACTATGGGTGAGAGTAGCGCTATGGCAACCATTCCGAGCGCATAGAGAGCTATGGACTTACCCAGTTCTACTATTGATGTTAATGCGTTTGTCTTTGTCTTTGATAGAGAGCCTAACGCGTTAAACACCAATATGATTGCACCAACACTGAGAATAAAAGTCAGCGTTCCCAGGGCAACAAGTGGCGAGAGCAATGCTATTGCGGCCATTCCCAGAGCATATATGGCAATACTCTTGCCAAGCCCTAATATGAATTCCATGGTACCTTGAGTCTTCTCTGAAAGACTCCCGTCGCCCACTAGGGCTATGATAGCTCTTATACTCAATGAAAAGACTAGGGCGCCTAGTGCCACCAGGGGAGCCATCAATCCAACGGCCACCAGACCAAGCGCGAACTTGGCAATGCTGGACCCTAAGCTGGTTACAACCTTAATCTTGTCAATGTCTTCTTCTTTGACGTCTTTGGAGAACTTGGTAATTGCATCACCAACCTTCCCCATGAATCCGGCAAATTTTTCACCGGTCTTTTCGTCTACTTTGCTTACTGCGTTGACGAGTTCAACCACAGCACCTGAAAGCGCTTTTAGTTTCTTGGATTCGTCCTTTCCTTCTTCCCCGCCTTTTGAGTCCTTGGACTTCTTTTCGGAAGACATGTAACCCTCAATCCTGCTGACGAGGGTTACCAACATTCCTAATCTATCATTAGACTGAGAGGCTATAGACACTTATCCAGTTACTTTTTTCTATATAAACTTTAGAACTTTAGATTTCCAAAGTTAGGTGTTGAGAATGAAGGTAGAGATGCCTTTGAGCCTTTCATTAGTGAATCAATAGACGGCTTAGGGAAATTTTGCATCATTTCCTTTTGGCTGTTTTCTTGTTCGCCATTTCTCTTCTTCTCTTCGTCATTGAAGCTCTTTAGATTTTCCATGAGGTATTCTGCTCGATAGAATTCCATACGCTCCAGCTCTGAAGGCTGGAGCTTAAGGACCTTGAGCAGAGAAAATTCAACCTCAAACCAGTTCTCCAAAGATATCTGAAATAAGGAAAATAGACTTGAACCCTCCTGGAAATTTGAGCTCTGCAGTAGCCTCCTCGCCACTGCCATTTACGTATTTGATCTTTGGATCTACTGAAGAGGATAGGATTTCCACAATCTTGTCGAGTACTGAGATCTTTTGGATTGACCAGTCAATGCTGTCCTGTAGAGACTTTTCATAGGAAGAGACTGTTAAGGTTCTCCACTCGGAAAAGAGGAAGGGCGCATATTTTGTGTATGCCTTGTCAATGTTCTGGTTAGACTGACGCTTTCCCTTGATGTATGACTTGATGAACATCATCACGCCGAGGCTCGGCAGGTGCAGATCAAACTCTTCACCACTCTTTAGTTTCAATGTGAAACATTTCCTGTCAGAGTTGTAGTAGTTCATAAGACGCTCGTCTGCATTGAAGTAGTCGATGACGTCCTTTGTCACCTCAATCTTCTCAGACAAGCCTTCCTCATTGGTGACTGTCACATTGAGTTTGTTTTCGCCATTTTTGAAAGTGAAGTCGCGAACTGCAAAGATGAGATAGAATCGGTCAATCTCTTTTAAGTCTTTGAAAGTAACAGGTCTTCCAGTCACTTTGAAACGACAGCATTTCTCAATAATAAAGTTGAGCATATCGTCGATTCCAAGTAAGTCATCTTCATCAATAGTTGACCAGTGACGGATCTCAGCAACCGAAGCCGCGCGGATTGCAATTTGTGCACCTTCTGGGTAAAATATACCTCTAGAAGGAAGAGATTCTAATGGAATGTTTTTCCAGCCAATATCACCCGACAAGAGCTCAGAGTCTCTTTCACGGTCTTGAATGACTTGTGCCCTGCCTAACGACTTTGGGGCTTCTTCAAACTGGACTTCTTCTTCGGATTTTGCAAAGAGCGCAGCTTCTTTCTCAAGCATGTCTCTGTCTAGCTTTTCCTCGCGATTTTGATTTTCTTGCATATTGTTGTTCATTATAGACTATATATCAGCAAGGCAAAAAAGTTTTGCTTTTAACACAAAAGAGGGGCCGAAGCCCCTCTTGGTATCTGATACTGAGATCAAATGAGAGATTAGAGAATTGTTTCTTCCCAGTAGTCTGCTTGCAACGTGAACCCAGTGATCTTGTAGATGTCATTCTGTGTGTAGTCTCCGTTCAACGCAGTGATTGGCGTAGTTGGGAATACTGTCGCAAACTTTAGCTGTCTAAAGATGTCTCCCTTCTTGTTGAAGAAGTTGACGATCATTGGTCCGCCTGCATAGTCAGCCTTGATACCCATACGGCCATTGAGTGGATCGTAGATTAGATCACACCACTGACGCAATGCTTTGTATACGTACGCGCTGTTCTGGTCGTCAAGGTTAACCTCAAAGTCTAAAGCGACTGATACAGTTGTGTCCGCGATTAAACCGCCAGCAAAAGAACGCTTAGCGAACTTATATGACTGTTGTACAATTTCAGGCAACTTGTTCACTTCAAGACCATCGATCTTTGTGACATTCTCCATGACGAGAGTCCAGCCGCCTACAGCAGCTGGAGGTGTTAACAACACCTCAAACTGTGTATTGTAGATCGGCTCGAACTTATTCATCGCAGCCCTGGAGTTCCTATAGTGTGGTAGTCCTGCCATTTTTCTTTAGTTTATTTTTTCCTAAGTTTTTTATACTGCAGCAAATCCACCAGAAGAGATAGTTCCTGTCTTAAGGACTGTTACTCGGTTAATGAATTTCTGTAGACCGCGTGTTGGTTCGATTGCCACGTCGATGATACCGAAGTTTTGGTCGATGATTTCAGCAGTATTGTTGGACTCATCCATGATAACTGTGTAGTCATAGACGCCGCCCGCGGTTCTTACAGTCTCAAGGTAGTTGCTAACGATTGTGCTGATTTCAAGACGTGTAGTAACATCATTGAATTCGAACAAGTAACCGGTTAGTACATCCTCGATAGCTTCCTCAACTGTGATGAGAAGGTCGCGAACGTGTAGGTTATTGAACGCAGATAGAGTTCTTTGGTACGCAGTCTGATTAGCGTAGATCATTGGACCAACATTCTTCACCAATACGATTGGGTTAAGACCGATTGGCTCCAAGTTTTCACGGTCGCGAAGTAGAAAGTCGTATTCCATCTTCACAAACTTTGGATTGGAGATTACGCCTCGACGAGGACCAGCAACAATCGCGTATGGTTGTCCAGTGATGAACTTACGGATGAAGTTGTTTGATACGTCAGCAGATGGTGGAACGCTAATGTTCTTGTTGTTTTCGCGGAGGATCATATTTGGAATGAATACTCCACAGAACTTAGCGCCTTGATCTTCTGAAGGAAGTCCCCAGGTAAAGCTTGGTCCGAGCGAAAGGTTACCACCTGTTGCAATGTATGCGGTGTTCAATACTGGAGCCGGGTTACCCGCAGCAGCATCTGGAAGTTCAGTGAACCTTGGGTCAGTGCTTGCCTGGAATTCAGCGATTGAAGGAGCATTTAGGATTGCCATTGCTTTCTGGCGGTTCTTAGCCAAACGGGTAAGAATTTGTTTAGATCCCATGTTTGGTGCAAGACCTTGGTTGAATGTATCAACGATGTAACGGAAGGTAATAACATCCTTGTCAGCAAGCGTGCTACCAACGTTAGTGTTATCCAATACTCCATAGATCTTTTCTACTTGAGACTCAGAATTGTTAGGCAGGTGATACGCACCCAATGTATAACCGTTCAAGCCAGAGAATTGGAAACGATCGATGAACTTCTGGATTGGAGTGTACTTGGTTACGTAATTTGAACCGCCTGAAGCTGTGATCTTTGGTTGTTCAACCACAGTGTACTCGAAATATGCAACTCCAGTTGAAGGGTTAATCTTCTTCACTTTAGCGGTGATTCGTACCAAGTGTGGATTGTTGATGTCGTTGTTAACCACGAAGTCATTTACTTCAAGGTTAGCAGCGTTAGCGGAAGTGAGGTTAAACTTCAAGTTGCTTCCGAACAATTGGCCGTCAATTTCAATGTCAGTTGAAATGTTCTTTGCAAGTGAAGAGTAGATATTCAAGGCATTCTTACCGCCTACTGTGTAGGTGGCAGTTCCAAGATAGCTAAGATTTAGTCCTACATAGTTTGTAGTAGCCGAAGTAGTTAGCGTTGTGGTTGTGTACTGCTTAAACCTTGCTCCTTGAATTCCGTATGCTACAGCAGAGTATGCATCGTCGTCTTGACCCCAACTGGTGTCATAGCTTAGATAGTTGTAGTTAGAATTTCCGGATCCATATCGAATCGAATCGCCATCTACAAGCACTTTAGATACGATGTCTTTGTACATTTGAGCGCCTGGGTACATTTCAATGTAGGCCAGATCGCCGAGTGTTGTCTGCACAAGGTTTGGATCTTGATATCTAACAACATCGGTTCCGGTGTCAGGTGCCACGGCCAAGAAGCTGTTTCCTGAAACCGAGAATGTAACTCTAACAACGTCTCCAGCGTTTGCGTCTGCGAGTGGAGATCCGTAGTACCAAGAACCGCCTGAAGTATATCCAGTAGCTCCTGGTGATAGGACGTTTACGCCATAGTATTTTCCACCGCTAGATGTGTTATAGCTTGTTGGGCCAGCTCCTGTATATCCACCTGTGTAAGAACCAAGGTACCAAGTGTATGCAGATCCAATACCAGTTCCTTGAGTTACGTTGTAAAGTGTAACTATTGGAGAGTAAGTAGAACCTGTTCCAGTGAAAGTAGCTCCAAGGGCAGTTCCGGTGAAAGCTGTTATTCTAGCGCCTTGTACGCTTTCAATGGCGAAGGATGGATCTAAGATGTATTCAATATCAGCGTTTACGTCTGGGACAAGATCGTTTGCGGCTGCTTCGCCTTTTTTGTAGAGCTGGACTGTGATCTCGCTTGGATTGACGAATGAATCAAACTCGTCAGCTTCAAAGCCAAGAGTAGCCCACTTATCAGCAAACCACGGAGCAGCAGTGGCTCCAGAACTGAATGAAGAACTCTTTACAGTTATGCTTCCACCTACAGAAGAATCAACCTCAAAATACTTAGCGTAGCCATTTCCACTTACCAAGATGAAGTCGCCGCTAGCAGCGCTTAGATTTGTAAATGTTGCACCAATTACATTCGCAGTAGAAGGAACCGCTGTTGGATTTGTAGAATCAATATATGTTGAATATGTCGCTGTAAGAGACTGCAGAGGTGAAGAGAGCTTCAATGTGAAAGAGTCATCAGAATCTGTGATGCTATCAACCTTTACATAGTCATTTGCATTGGCGCTGCTCTTATCAGTGGCTCCGGTCGGACCAAAGGTCTTGATTAGAGAATTACTGCTAAGTCCATTTCTAAGATTGGTGTACTGTGTGACTGTAAATGTTGTGTCACTTGGAGCAGGCTTAGGAACTACCAAGAGGTTGAACCAGTTGCCGTTGTCTCCGCCGTGCGGGTAACACTTATTGTATGGAGCAAAATTTCCAGAAGAAGTCGCTTGCCTTGTGGAACTTAGAGAAGTATCGAAAGAATATCCAAGCGTAGAAGAGATTGGAGTATTGTAAGACAAGAAGTCAATTCTGTCGTCAGTACTATTGATGAGGCTGTGACCAACCATATCAAGTTTCTTTACACTGTTCTCATAGTCCTCAAATGCAGTAGCATTAAGGTTACAGAAGATTCCAGTAATTGCAGTCGCATTGTTGACCAAAGTGTTAATAGACTGGTTTGAACCATTGTTATCAACAAAGTCGGGTAGTACGCAACCGGTGATAGAACCAAGAAGAGTTACATCATCCAAAGATAGGAATTGCTCCAACCTGCTGGAGATTAGGCCACGGCTATCAAAGTAGCTTCCATAGACTGGATCATTGATCAGGGTTGCGGTATTTGACCAGTCGCCTTCTACGATGTATACGTCTACAAAATAGTCAGACAAGTAGTCAAACTGGTAGATGTAGTCAGGCACTGCGTTCTTTCCGTAGTAGTCGCGCGCTGTAATGTTATACTGGGTTGCGTTGACTGATTTTCTAACGATTACGCTTCTCTTACCCTGGCTCACGTTCACAAAGTTGAAGAGACTTCCAGCGTCAACTGGTTTTGTGTCAACAACTGCTTGTAAGTAGGTTTGATCAGCGTACCAAAATCTTTCCTTGTTGAAGAATGATGATAGAAGCGCTCTTCTGATGTCTCCGTTTGTTCCAGCCGCCTCTACAGAGAATGCGCGGTAGTCTACTGCATCTCCTCCGTCATTTACTGGTACATTGTTAAGTGGCAAAAGGTTCAAGGCGAACACTGGACCTGTGCTAAGACAAGTCTCGAGTGAACGGTGGAAGAATGATCCACGTGATTCCAAGAAGCTGTCAATGGTCCCAAATACCCTGCGAGACTCTGATACGTCGCGTAGGAATACTGGAGCATTGAAAGGTCCTTTCCTTGAGAAACCAACTACCAACCTAACAGTCTGGGTGTTAATTACTACTCTTTCAGATGCATCAAATTCAATGGTGTAAACACCAGAGGCTTTGAACTGATTGAGGTCTAGTACAATTTTAGCCATTCTCTGCTTTAGTTATTTTTATAGGCATTAAGCCAATCTTAATCCTGTACTATATATTTTGCTTTGAATGACCTTTTTGTTAAGTTTTCTTGCGGAAAGGGCTATTCATCGGAGACTGTCTGCCTAAGCCACTCTGGAAGCCAGAAAGAGAAGTTGCGTCAAAGCTCTTTGAGAGGGGATTTCCCATTGAGGGCGTGTAGTCTTCTCGAAGAAAAGCAAAGGTTTGCATAAAGTCTTCCTCGGCGCGATCACCTCTGTTCATACGGTCTTCCATTGCCACCTTAAATCTATCATCGATGGTGTCCTGAACAGTTTCAACAAGTTCATAGAAGTCGGTGGTGTCGAAGAATGTGGTGAGGTTAACGCAGGTCATTGCTGTGTCATCGTGACCAGACTGTGATTCATATCTACCAGCTGAATTTAGACCAAATGCTGTGAGTTCTTCATATGTCATGCGGTCCGTGATCACAATCCTCTTATCGTTGAGCATTGACCTTAGTTCTCGACAGTAAGACTCCTTGTTGTCTTTTTGTAGTTTTACACCAAGCTTTAGGTAATTGTTTGAGATGCTGTGTTTTGTGTGAAGGAAGATCTCTGGGTAAAACTTCTTGTTTCTGGAAAGTTTTTCAAATACAATGTTTCCTTTAAAGTTGATCTCAAGTACGATCTTTACGTTCTCCTCATTGAAGAGATCAAACGTTAGGAATTCCAATATCTTTGAAGCCTCTTCAATCGAAGAGACGTTAGACCTGAAGGAACCGACCTGCCTCAATCTATAGAAGCTAGTCTCGTCGTACCAGTCGCGAGTGTTTCTTATTTGTGCTGGTGATTGTGGTTCCAACCTAAAGATATTGATGACTGTGTAGTCTCGGCCCACGCCATCTCCAATATCCATTGACATTACATACCTGTGATCTTTTGCGTCTGAAGCCGTTGGGTCAAATTCAGGATGCCACTTTAGAAATTGAGCTGTCTCTGGCATATCCAAGAGCTCTTCCATCTCTATGTATTGGTATTCCTTGGTCGTCCTCTTCAGGAATGCAAGGGTCCTTGCGCTGAGCAAGAGCCTTGAAGATGCCAAGAATTGATTTCCATACTCCTGGTTGAAGAGCTCCTCCGAGCCCAGGTTTGCAATCTCTCGTTGTTTCCAGACCTCGTCCCTGCCCGGGACTTGCCACCAGTCTACTCTGATTGCATTGTACGCATTCTTACCCTCTTTTGCATTCTGATAGATGTCATAGAAGAGGTTCATCCCATTGGGTGTAGACGAGATGATGATCCTTGAGATCTTTGAAGACGATAGAGTTGGGTAGATTGATCGATAGAACTGCGTCAAGAAGTTTGCGTGAATGTGCGCAAACTCATCCGCGTAGAGCAAGTGAATGGTGAAACCAATCGCAGCAGTCTTTGTGGTTGCTTGTGAATAGAGTCGGCAACCGTTGTCAAACCTCATACCCGTGGCCCCTGCGTTGTAAACGCCCGGCTTCATGAAGAATGGTAGATTCTTAAGGATAACTTTGACCTTGTCAACGATCTCAGTAGTTGTAGCCATCTTGTTAGCCACAATCATTACGTTCCTGTCGTAGTGGAAGCAGAGGTACCACGCAATGAAGATCGAAGATGTCACAGTCTT